CCTCAAGAGCAAGGTACGCATCGCGGCTATCTACGGCACGATGCAAAGCTCTCTAACCAACTTCCGGTTCCTGCGCAAAGGATGGCAGAACAACTGCGAAGAAGAGCGCTTGCTCGGCGTGTCGTTCACGGGCATCTGTGACCACCAGATCATGGGCGGCAAAAAGGGTCATAAGGTTCTCGCAGAGTGGCTGACAGAGCTGAACAAAGAGGCCAAGGACACCAACGCGAAGTGGGCAAAGCGGTTGGGCATCAACCCCTCTGCAGCGATTACGGCAGTAAAACCGAGCGGGACAGTCAGTCAGCTTTGCAATACATCCAGTGGGATTCACCCCAGATTTTCTGAGCGATATTGCCGAACTATAAGACAAGACAAAAAAGACCCATTGTGTTCTTTCCTGATTGACCAAGGTGTGCCGCATGAGGACTGCGTGATGAAGCCTGAGTCAACGGTGGTGTTTAGCTTCCCACAGAAGTCTCCCAAGGGATCGATTTGCACAGCAGAGGTTGGGCCTATTGAGCAACTGGAGCTGGCGAAGACTTACAACCAGTACTGGAGTGATCACACGGTCTCTTTGACCTGCTATTACTCGGAGCACAACTGGTATGACACCCTCGCGTGGGTGTACAAGAACTTTGATTACATGATTGGAGTTTCCTTCTTGCCCCTAGACGCTGGCAGCTACCAACAAGCCCCTTACACCGCTTTGAGTGTTGAGGAATACAACGATCTAGTAAAGCGAAGTCCCAAGGTGGACTGGAGCAAGCTAGAAGAATACGAGCGAGAAGACGCTACGTCAGGCAGTCAGGAATTTGCCTGTGTCGGCGATTCTTGTGAGCTGTAAGTATACTTTTTTACAAAGGAGAACAATATGAGCGCATTTCTACATCACGATTCAAGCGCAGAGAGACTTCTCTGGTGCGCGGTGATCCATCAAGCCGTTAGAGATCTGGGCCACCCCAACTCCAACGTGCATACACAGCAAACCATCTCGCCGTTCCAGAACAAGATCTGGCGGACTGCGGCAGAGCTGATCTTCAGCGGCAAGCAGGACAAGCACGTTGCGTGGGAGTACTCGGGGCTGGACCCCAAGGTTATCCGAGCTGATGTGCTGTCGAAGGCGCGGGAAGGCGTGGTCGTCGGGCAGATCGGTAGTCGTGAGACCCCGATGGGGCCAATCGATTACCGCGAGGTCCGCAAGCTGTTGGTCAGGGCGTTCGATCAGGTCAAGGCGTTCTACGCACGGGAAGAAGAGGACGGACTGAAGAAGATGTTCGCCGAAGACTGCCGTCTCGATTTCCTCTCGCTCCATAACTTCGTCAAGCGCGATGTGTACCACAAGGAGTGGGGAATCCAACTGTGAATGAGTTGGTTTTCCGAAGAGAAATGGCCACGGGTGTGGGCGGCGGAAATCATGGCGCTACCCACTAAAGAAGAAAGACGCGAGATGTTTGGACAAGTGCCGGAGCACCTAAAGGATTTGGTGTGGGCGCATTGCGAGCAGGCAGTGAGGGGGCCGCATGTCAAGCGCAACAGAACTGAGTAGAGACACGCTCATCGACTTTTTGACAGGGAGGGGTTTCGACAGGGATGTCCTTACAAACTTTTGCTCCGACTCATGGTTGCTGGAGATCGCCGAGAGGCAGCTCTTCGCCAACCCAGAAGATGAGGAGGAACAGGAGAAGGATGAGTTTGTCTGGGTGGCAGAGCCTCCCAAAGAGGATCAGCGAGAAATGATCGCTGCCGAGATTGAAAAGTTCTTGGGCGCTGGCGGAGCGATAGATGAGTTAGCGGTGATTGATGTGGAGGAGCCAAGCGAGGCTGGAAGCAAATGGGCAAGGGAGCGCAGAGCTGATGACTGATGAATTTGAGGTAACGGATTACGTCCCAGACATGATCGATGGGTATGACGAGGCGCAGATTGGGTGCCACTACGTTTTCAGAAATGAGGACTGTAACGAGCTGGTGCCAGTGGTCATTTATGACGGGCCAACGCTCGCACAGATTGCTGTGGAGCAGGAAGGCATTAGCTGGGAGGACGCATTGGAGTGGGCGTCTTCAGTGGCTTACCTCGGTGAGTTCCGAATCATTGTCCGCTGGGAGTTCATTGAGCTGGAGTTTGAGGAGGAGCCTAAGAAGCCTCACCTCGAGGTTGTCCATTGATTGGCAAGATCAAACGAACAACGGCTGACGGCCACTTCAGCAACTGCGTCCGGATCAGGGCCAAGTGGAAGTGCCAGAGGTGCGAGACGGATTACACAGACCGCAACAGGCAGGGACTGCAGTGCAGCCACCTGATAGGCAGAGGCCACTACGCGGTTCGGTATGACCCGGCTAACGCACTTTCGCTATGCACAAGGTGTCACCACGACATGACGGCGCATCCGGTAGCACACGTTCAACTATGGAGGGATGTTCATGGCTCGATCTACGGCAGGGACTCTTCTGACCAAGCTCTTAACGCTTTACTCAGGCGATCAACAGACGAAGTCAGAGACAGATACGCAAGAGACAACGGAAAGGCCATCGCAGACCACTACAGAGAGGCCTTCAAGGAACTTGAAATCTACTACGAAGCCACGGAGGGAGAAGACAGCTATGAGTTTGAAAGCTGCAAATACAGGTAAGCGGATCATGGTGATTCCGGACACGCAGGTGAAGCCGGGGGTCAACACTGACCACTTGGAGTGGGCTGGCCAGTACGCAGTCAAAATGAAACCTGACGTAATCGTCCACCTCGGCGATCACGGTGACTTTCCAAGCCTGTCGCAGTGGGACAAGAAAGGCGGCAAGCAGATGGAAGGCAAGCGCATCATGGAGGACTTTGAAGCCGCCAACGAGGCGTGGGCCAGACTCAACGCCCCCATCGACAAGGAGATTGCTCGGCTACAGCGCAACAAGAAGAAGGCATGGAACCCTCGTCGTGTGATCACGTTGGGCAACCATGAGGACAGGGTCACGCGGTTTGTGAACAGTGACGCTGCGTGGGAGGGGGTCATCAGTCTAGACATGCTCGACTACGAGCGCTCTGGCTGGGAGGTGTATCCCTATCTACAGCCCGTCGAGATCGAAGGCATTGCGTTCGTCCACTTTGTGACTTCAGGGATTATGGGCCGCTCTATTACGAGTGCTCGCGCTGGATTGACCAAGCGACACCAGTCGTTTGTGCAGGGCCATGTGCAGAACCGAGACCTCGCAGAAACCACGGATGTCATGGGGCGGCGGCAGATTGGTTTGATGGCGGGTGTTTTCTATTCTCACGCAGAAACGTACCTCACCCCACAGACTGGCACATCCTGCACATGGAAAGGCATATGGATGCTGCATGACTGCAAGCAGGGCGAGTTCGATTACATGCCTGTGTCGATGAGCTTCCTGCAGAGTAAGTATGCCTAAGCCGTACAACAAGCACACGATAAAGCGGGATGGCTCTGGCGTGGAGGTTGGAGCAAGGGGTGAACAGGCGTTTGCTTGCTGGCTGATTAAGCAGGGTGTTAGCTTTGTATTTGTAGGGCCGGAGAAGGAATTTCACGACTTCGATGTGTGCGGCGGCAAGATTGACGTTAAGGCAAAGGAGAGGCCTTCTGGATACAGCGATAGCTACGAGGCTCATGTTGAGGACAGGCTGGAAGAGAAGGAATGCGACTGCTATGTGTTTTACAGCGTCACTGACGGAGAGGTCACGCCGTGTGGCTGGATGCATGGCGAAGAGTACTGGGACAAAGCTACCAGAGTAACCAAGGGCGAGGAAACCGCGCCGGGATTCATAGAGAAAGCCAACGCTGGGAAGTTGATCTACTCAGAGCTTCACGGCATGGACGAATTGTATAGTTTTTTACAGAGGAGGAGTTGATGAGAATCATCATCGATGTACATCCGGATCAGATCGACTGGTCAGACGACAGCAGGGCCACGGTGCATCGCCGGGTCGAGGAGGCATGGGGAGCACCACTGACTTGGGATGAGGTGGACTTCACGGTTAAGGGCAAGTTCTACGGCGAGCCGATAGAGATCTACGACGACGGTGCGGGCGAGGACGAGTGGGAAGCGATTAAGTATCTGATGGAGTGCGGCAGATGAGCGTGAGAGACGTTAGGGACAGCATTAACGATGCGACACCAGAAGAGTGGGATCGGTTGAGCAAGACAGACCCTGTAAACAGCCCCTCTCACTACAAGCATAGCGGCGACATTGAGTGCATTGATGCGATTAGGGCAATGCTGGGTCGCGAGGGGCTTATGCATTCATGTGAGGCCAACATTATTAAGTACCTATGGCGCTGGCGTTACAAGGGCGGAGTGGAGTCGTTACGCAAGGCCCGCTGGTATCTGGAGAAGTTGATCAAGGAGGAGACACATGTCGAATAAGTGGAGCAAGCTCAGTGCTGTGGATGTCAGCTCTGGAGTGGAGATTAAGCACGGGGGTATTAAGTACCTCCAGTGGGCGCACTGCTGGTCAAAGCTGTGTGAGGCGTACCCAGACGCCACCTACAAGCGTCACAAGATTGAGTGGCACCCAGACGAGACCTGCACGGTCAGCGTGTCAGTGACTGCTGGTGGCCAGACACACCGCATGTGGCTACCTGTGATGGACATGCGCATGAAGGCCATGAAGAACCCTGACGCCAGAAGCATTTCGGACAACACCATGCGCTGCCTTGTTAAAGCCTGCGCGATGCACGGATTAGGGCTGTCGCTCTGGCGCACCGAGGAAGCCAACAAGGACATCAGCAACCCAGCATTCAACAAGGCTCAAGAGCTACTCAGCGAGTCTGACTGGATCGGGTTCCATGAGTTTGTCAACAGCTTGGGGGAAGAGGCACAGAAGGAGGTATTCAACTCGGGAGCACCGGGACAAAAGACAGCCTTCAAAACGCAGTGGCGTGAGGGGCTAAAGAAAGCAGAGGAGGAGCTGAAGAAATACACCGAAGGTGTGAAAGAGGCAATTGCATCAGATGACGCAGGAGCCTTTACAGAGAATCTGGAGGAGCTGTCGCCATACGAGCGAAGGGTTGTATGGAACAGGCTTGAGGCAGATGAACAGAAACGTGCAAAAGAGCTAAAGGAGTTAGCTGAATGAGTGATTATGACGATACCAACCGGGGTGCCATGTTCAAGCGGGATAAGGAGGGCAATGAGAAGCGCCCTGACTACTCCGGGCCACTAAACGTCAACGGCACGGAGTGGCAGATTGCCGCTTGGATCACAGAGTCCAAGGCAGGTAACAAGTACATGTCCCTGCGGGTCGAGCCGCCCTATGAGTCGCGAGATCAAAAGCAAAGCGTTCCGGGCAGCAATCTTCCTGAACCCGAAGACCTGCCTTTTAACTGAGTGGCGCATGATAACCACTGAAAAAACATGCAAGCAGTGCGGGGCTGAAAAGCCCCTCGCTGACTTCTACAAGGCAAAAAACAATCTCGACGGACGCACTGGAAAGTGCAAGAAGTGTATTTGCGCAAACGTACATCAATATCGACATGGCGCAGGCAGAGAGAAAGTGCTGGCATATGACCGCGAAAGAGGATCGCGCATGACCGCAGATGATCTCAGAGCCTATCGCGCCAAAAACCCAGAAAAGTACGCGGCGCATAGAGCTGTTACCAACGCAATCAAGTACGGGCAGTTAGTAAAAGCAGACGGCTGTGAAGATTGCGGCTCGGACTTTGCTGTCGAAGGCCATCACGATGATTACAGCAAGCCTCTTGAGGTTAGGTGGCTCTGTGCCGCCTGCCACAAGCAATGGCATGCCAGATATGGGAGTGCCGCCTAATGTGCGAGCTATTTCTCTGGTTAGTGTTCTACAGCCCCCTTGTGGGGCTGCTTCTCTGGTTCTGTGAGGATATGTTCCGTGGATGATTCCCCCGTTCCCCTGTTGCTCCGCATGACGGAGGCAGCAGAAATGTTGTCATGCTCTGCACGCACCGTAAAACGTATGGTTGAGCGTGGCGACCTTGCTTCTGTGCAGTTGACAGACGATGTGCGCTCCATTAGGATCTCCGCAAAGTCCCTTGTGGACTACGTCGATAAAGGAGTATCGCAATGTCACTATACCAACGACCAAACTCGCAGAACTGGTACTGCAGGTTCCAAGTCAACGGCAGGGACTACCAGCTCTCGACAGGCACCACCTCGAAAGCGAGGGCCAAGGCATTTGAAAGGCACGCTCGCATCGAAGCAGAAAGCGGACAAGGCCTCGCAAGAGCTAATGAAGCAAAAACCTACGGTGACGCACTAAGGCGTTACACCCCTCCTGCAAGTATGCGTTCTCATACTCGCAATACTGAGCACCTCTCTGACATCCCCTTGACCAAGATGGTCGCCGCCGCACATGAGATGCGCGACGAGATGCTTGGCGAGGGCTTCAGCCCCCTCACGATTAACCGCAGGCTCGCAGTCATCATGCGCGTGCTGAATCTGGCGTACAAGGAGTGGGATTGGCTAGAACAGCCGCTGGGTACAAAGATCAAGAAGCTGTCAGAGAAAGGCACATCGCGTGAGTTCTTTCTGACCAAGGAAGAGGTCAGCAGCCTGACCAGCCACATGGAGTCGCCGTACAAGGAGATGCTCCTGCTGGCGGTCTACACCGGACTACGACGCGGCAACCTGCTCGACGTTAAACCTGAGTGGTGGAATGCGCCCTATATCACTGTGCCGGGTGCATACAC